GGTATGGAAATTGAGCTCCTACAGGCTCTGATTAATCGTTCCAACGAGTTCGATCTAAGCTTTGCAGAAGCATACGATCACATCCAGGCGCAGTTTGAAACTGAGGCAGCGTTTCTAGAGCACTTCCGCATGAGCAAGCGCGAACTCATTGAGTTCAAGACTGCTTTCAAGCTCTAAAGCCAAAAGCAACAAAGAAAAGAAGCCGGGATCGCTCCCGGCTTCTTTTGTGATTAAACCCTGCCGTAGGCAATCCAATCAAATCCGTCGGCTAGCTTGTTATTACTGGAAGCAGACTGGAACATTACAGTAAAGCTTGAGTTCGAGCCCTCGGTCAACTTCTGTACCCATAGATCTCGGTCAGTGCTGTAACTGTTGAGATAAATGGTAGCACTCAACGCGTGTGGACCATCAGCAAACGCAATAGGAAAAAGGATTTGGCGCGAGCTTTCGTTCGCAATGCGCTCCCTGTTTCTACCCCACTGCATACAGAAACCTCCTGCAAACACCACAAAACCATTGTTGGCATTGTACTGTGAAGCAGTGATTACCTGTTGAGGATTACCATCGGCGCCTCGGTCGCCTTGAGGACCCTGAGCACCACGTTCACCCTGTGGACCTTGTGGGCCCTGAGGACCTTGTGGACCTTGTGGACCCTGAGAGCCTTGTGATCCACTTGTGGGATCGGGACCATTGAAGAAGATTTCACCAGTAGTCTGATCAACAGTGATGTACCTGCCACCATACATTGCATGACGAGCTCTATCTGGTGTGAAGAACTTGCCGTGGGTGGGATCATTTCCCTCTGCAATGTAATCAGTATTGATAAGACAATGTGCCGTGCCATCGAAGGGATAACCCGTGCTACCGCCCAAGCTGTTGGGACCAGCACGAGTACCAATGACCCTTACAGTGGCCAACCTGCCAGCACTATCCGCGTAACCTGCGCCATCTGCATAATTTGCGCTTGCGGCATGACCAGCATCATCCGCGTAAGCAGAGTGTCCAACTGAGGTCACGGATGGTAGACTGGAGCTTGGAATCTTACCATCAGCACCTCGAACAACCAGCGTGGTCGGAGTAGGATTTAGATCCGGTGCAATAGGAGCGCCGTTGTAGTATATCAGAGCAATATTTCTTGCCAGATCCAGACAGAACAATGGCATCCAAGTCGTACCGGTAAAGGAACGAATAACTGGATTAGCTTGAGAAGTATCGTACCATAGTTGGCCTTTGACGCACTCGGCAGGGGGTGTACGACTTGCAAAGTTTTCAACAAGCTTGACAAAGTTTTCAGCAGTTAGTTCGCCATAGTTTACCAGGCCAAGACCGGCTAGTTCCAAACCAGCTACGATCTCCTTCTGGAAATCATTGACAACTGTGACAATGTCACCGTTGCTGTTGTTTACCGTAATAGGCATGGTTTCTCCTTACTTGGTATTTGGGATTGAGGGCCAGACCACCAAATCCGGAGAGCGATAAGTTTCAGTAACGTCTCGCAGTGCCTGTCGGTATGTTTTCCACAAGGCACGTGCTTCATCAGACAGTGCGTTATCGGGGATCTGAGTCCAGTCGGAGCTGGTGAGATAATATTCCCTACGCGACCTGATATCGTCCCATGTGAGTACCTGCGGAACAGGATCGGCAAGTTGAACCTTGCGTGATTTATAGACAATGACTTTTCCCTTGGCTTGACCATCCAAGAGCATGGTGTAGTCTTCTTTGCTGACTTCTATCGCATCATCAGGCATAACGCTGTTGATCTCGTCAATGTAGAAACCAGAAGTTTTTGGACTGTAAAAATATTTCATGATTTAGAATCCCATTGCTATCCAGTGAAAGTTGCCAGCGTCGTCACCCGCAGTTTTGGTACAGCCTCTACTCGAGGAACAGTATGGGTGATATGTAGCCGGCCAGTTATCTTTGCTGTCATTACCGGTCTGCGTACATCCAGAAACTACCAGAGCTGGAGTTGAGTTGTACGTGAATGGATAATTGATATAGGTGTAACTGTTTCCTGCGGTATATGTTATACCCCAGCATACCTTATAACCGTTTCCATATATGACCCAATTGTCACCGGATGAAGAGATACCTGTACCAGTGCCAGTGCCCAGTCCTGATCTAGCCGCGTCAATGATATCCTGGGCGTGTTTTCCATCTAGAAGATCAGCATCTAGTCCGGTATTCGCACCATCATTCCCTGCGTGCCATATACTCTGGCCGTTCCAGCTAAGCCAACCATCATTGCGGAAGCCCATAGCGCCCCACTGCTGGTTTATTGCGTCGTTGACGATCTGAAGGTATGCCATGCCAGTCTCTGGATGGCCCTTTAGACGAATACCACCAGTAGTGCCACCATTAGGAGTTTGTGCTGTCAGAATGTTGGTATAGATATTGGGAGCCGAAATATCTCCAGTGAATGCTTCTCCCGCTCTATTTGCAGGAGTATAGCCCAGAGAGTCCAAAGTATCCTTTTGTGTTAACCCTACTACTCCTGAACGGCCATTGAAGCTATTCACAGCCGCGCTAGATGGAGGAGGATTGTACGAGATTACACCAGTGTTGGCATCATAAGAGATTGCACCACTTGCACTGATGGCGCGACGAGCCCTATCATTGGTAAAATATTTGCCATGATTGGGATCATTTCCCTCTGCAATGTAATCGGTATTGACAAAGCAATCAGCCGTTCCATCAAAGGGGTAGCCAACACTACCATTGCCTAAACTATTGGGACCAGTGCGAGTACCAATCACCCTCACGTTAGTCAAGCGATCGGCAGCATCAACTCGATTCTGCGTTACTTGTGAAGGTAGGTAGGCAGCGTTGACCTTGCCATTCGCATCCAACACAACAAGCTGACCAACACCGTTCGAACCACCGCCGGGATTTACTGGAGATTTTCCTCGAACTGTCCATGCATCTAAGACTACCGCCCCTCCAATCACAGACAGAATGTTCACCCATCGAGTATCCAGAGATGAAGCAGAAGCGTTAGTACAAAGTTTTAAGTTGCTGCTTTCTGCTGGGTTCAGTGGGATTTGAAACCAAAGCTGACCCAATACAGGGTTGGCGGGCTCAGTTGGGCCTGCATTGTTTTCAAGATCTTTGATAAAGTTCTGAGCGATTTCATCACTGTAGTTGGCAAAACCATAGCCAAGCAGGTTCAAGCCGCCGATGATCTCTTTGGCAAAATCTTGGATGATTACGCTCTTGCCATCGGCTCTGGTTACTTTGAATCCCATATTACCTCCTAGGTGTCTCGATATTTAGTACGAGGATAAACCTAGCACTTATGACATCTGAATCCTGAGCGTGTAGACCACTTCAATTAGTCGGTTTAGCGCTTTTTGGATTGGGTTAAAGATAACGTGGGTAAGAAGCAAACCTTCGTTAGTCTTAAGACCCAACTCATCGAATACAAAGGTTTCGTCAGATGTACCAGTATCAAAGGCTTCTTGTCCGGAAGGCTCGTTGTAGTCCAAAGTACAGGTGACCACAATATCAGTGTACGGAGTTCCCTGAAGATGTTTTACTTCGAAGAAGTTGGTACTGCTGCCAGTGATTAGCTTTTTGTAGGTGGGGTCATACAGATCGCCTTTGGAATCAGTGGTATTGGTTGGAAAGTAGGTAATAGCACCGGTGCCTGTTACCTTACTTCCACCATTACCAAAATCCATGGCGTAGATGAAACCTTCCAATTTACCCGCGAGAGCGTAGCCAATGGCTAGGCTTGTGTTCTCATAGTGAACAGCGTTCTTCTTGTCCAATAGGACCTGGCCGGACTCAGGATCACGAATGAAAACGTGACCTTGAATCTTGGGCAGAACATCGTCTTTGAAATCTTCGCTCATGAAGTATCCACTCCTATAATATGCGTATTTATTAGTTCATCTTTCTTTGAAGAGAACCATCAATCAACTGAACCGGCCTGTAACGCTTGGGGGTATATGGCTGTCCACTCTCGTTCAGCACCTCAACTTCTGTTGGTACCTGGAAACTGTCATTCTCACCACTGATCGTCAGACCAGCTAGTGATGTAGCATCAATCATTGCACCGGTTAGGACCCAAGTGTCATCGTGCAACACCACATCAGTATAAGTGAAACGTACATTTTCAACCCACAGCACACCTGGTGTGTTGTAGGAATCCAGAGGGATGATGTTCCAAGCCTTGCCCGAACCAAGATTTACCCACTCGGTACCATTGCCAGTAAAGGTGATGTTCAAGGTGCCATTCCAAGAAGTTTCAGATCCCTGAAGATTATTGGTGAGTACACCAATGGCACGCTTTGTTGGATCGTTGACATTTACCACAGCAACCTTGACGCCGTTTCCGACCAGACCAGATGGAATACCATTCAAGTCATTGCTGTTCCTCAGCTTGAAGACCTTTGCGCCAGCAGAAGTCATATCAACAACACTATTGCTACGAAATCCCTTGCTGAGAGCAACATCGCGCAGGAAGCCCGTAGACGGCCGCTGTGGGTTGTGGATGGCAGTATAGCCCTGTGCATCCTCAGTGTTCACAACGCCCTGGATGATAAGTTCCCGCGTATTTTGACGGTAGCCTACGAACGAAAGACCACTTGCTACTACTGAGTTGTCCTGCCAGGAACCTTTTTGGTTCATAAACGACTTCTGGATCAATGCACCGCTTCTCATGACGTTGATTACCACACTGTCAGCTGGCTTGATGTAAACTAGCTCACGAGGGCGATCACCGTTGACACCGGGCTGAGCAAAAGTGTTTCCTTCAACCTGTACATAGGCGCTATCACTTTCATCAGCAGACGTAGTGTTACCATCCAGTGTATTGATATCACTGCCCGAACGAGTGCCAACTTCATTGGACCAAATGGTGGAGTCCCACTCGAACATGTCCCACGCGCCATTCTGGAAGTCGCTGCTGATGATCGTGCCATCGAAACCACAGCCCTCAATTAGGTTAACATCGTCTTCGCGAGTCATACCAGGTAGAGGACGATATGCATTCATACGACTTGCGGCGCCCATGTCGGGATCCTGGTCCCAGCCAATTGCATGGAATTCAAGCCATTCAGTGCCAGACCACATGAAGTGACGATTATCACGAATAACAGTGACAATAGTACCTGGGCGGTCAGGGGTGACCGTACCATTTCGAACCAGCAGGTTGCGGTCTTCAATGCTTTCAACAGCTTGGTCGCGATAGTAGTTAGCTGAACCATCCGTCACGCCGTTACGGTACATGCCGTTGAGCTGACTCAAGCTACGAGTTACGCTACCACGCTGATCGTAGACTATCAGCGAAGGATCCCAAGGAGAAGTGTCCCATCCTCGAATGGTACCACAGCTCACACGATCGTATTTCAGTGTGACCTTCATTCTACGAACACCATTCCACTCGGTGCTCCAATCGGAAACATCGGCAACCGGCTTTTGATAGTTCTTGTACCAATCCTTCCATGGACGGGTAGTAGTCATGATCTGCGCGTCTACTGGATTAGCAACATTCAGAATACGGTTTGCGGTACCGTCAGGATACACCGGCTTGTCAAAGTCCGTCATTGCCAAGTTAGCCACGTCTGGACCGTAGCTGAGACGACGAACGTATTCGCGAATCTTAACGTGGTAGGGCTTGACGTCCTCCAGATAGCTAATCACGTTATCAATCTGATCCTTGAAAGCAACTGGGCTCTGACGAAGCGTTTCTGAATAACCGCCCAAGTAGAGGAACGATGTCTTGAATGCCCAGTCGATTACAGTGCTCTGGTGGAATGCACTCTTGACCATACCAAAGAAGATCTTGTTCTTCTGTAGCGTGTCCAAGAGAAGCGTTTTGACCGAGTTGAGCATGACTTCTAGCTCACGAGAACCATCGCGATAGTTAACAAGATCAGCAAGCTCCTGAATTCTAGCTGGCGTCAGGCGCTTGTCCTCAGCAGTATTCAGTAGTGCTGCAATCTGCTTTGGTCCAAACTCTGTACGGGCATCATCATAGAACGCGTCGCTGAGTTTCATTGTCGAATTGTGCTTGGCAACCTGGTACTTGGTCGTGCTGGTATAGACGTCCCATGTCCAACGATTATCAGTATCAGTGTGATCAACTTGCACCAACGTACCCTTTAGTAGCGTCACATCCAAGTTACCCGCTGCATCGCGTGCATCATTGGTGGGGAAGCGATAGTTGGGGAAGTTCTTTGCCGAA